AGCTCTGGGTACTTCTCTGGCTCGCATTAGGGTTTCTTCGTCTGAACTCGGCTCTAATAGCCTTTCTTGCGTCTGCATGCGCCTTCTCACCGAGAGGTGTACTTCCAAATATAGAATACAGAATGTCATACATATCTTCTTTAAGAGCTACATCTCTGTCGCGTCTTGACGTTCCTGAGCTCATGAACTCATCATAGGTATTCCATAGGCTAGGGAGCTCGCTGTTTTTAACAATCTTCGTACCTGCGTGGTAGGTTACATTCCTACCATCGGCAAGTCGTACGGCGTTATCACCGATTTCTTCCATCTTTTTTCGGTCGCCTGTTCCAGACATAAGCCACTTAAGACGACTAGATAAGCTGTCATTCGGGCCCCATGCATTCCCCTTGCCGCCTCTACCAAACTTTACGTTTGCCCAATCAAAACCATCATTATCGACCCTGCCCATCAGTCTATCAAGTAGCCCCTGAGGGCCGTTAGCTTTGCTCAGAAGTGGCGCAATGGAGTGACGATCATCTTTGTGCTGGTACTCTTTGAATTCTCCAGTTTCTGGGTCAGTCCAGCGCATAGTGTACACAATAGCCTTTTTACCAGAGTTGTTTGCCCGTAGTTCAAATATTTTGCCGTCTTTGTCTTCTTGCCTGTGAAGAACTAGAGCACCCTCTTCAGTAAACTTAGCGTCCGGGTATATTTTAGCTAAAGCATCCATCATTGCAAACGGGTCATCGGCGGAAAGAATCCTATTGTGCTCATCTACGTAGCCGACAGGCGTGCCGTCAGGGCCCATCACAGGGGTGAGCTTTCTGGCTCTTTCCCTCTCTAGCTCTTCTTTGGACAGTACTGGCAAGTTAAAGTTGCTACCGTCGTCCATTCTGCCGGGTGGAGGGAAGTTCACAGGAGGTGATCCATCGCTAGTCTGTGTGACTGCCTCTCCCTCAGGAGTGTCTACACCCTCGGGGGTAGGCTTGGCTGGCTTGGCTGGCTTGGAGGGCTTGGCTGGCTCAGTAGGCTCAGTAGGCTCAGTAGGCTCAGTAGGCTCAGTAGGCTCAGTAGGCTCAGTAGGCTCAGTAGGCCGAGCGATAGTAGGCCCAGTAGGCCGAGCGATAGTAGGCCCAGTAGGCTCAGTAGGCTCAGTAGGCTCAGTAGGCCGAGCGATAGTAGCCTTTCTGCCCTGCACAACGTTAAGTTGCCTAGTAAGATCTAGAGGAAACTCTGCTACGATGCCATCCTCATTCTGTAGTCTCATGAATGATCTACCGCCGCTACTGGGGTCCAATCTTATATCCAGGACAACAGAATCTCTACCTGCCCTCGAGCGAACTACATCTCCGACATTTAAGTTCATGGGAGTTGTCGGTTTTACGCTGCTTTCAGGGCTAAGGGACTCTACTAAGTTGTCTAATTTTACTTCAGTATCGCCATGTAGGCTGACTTCATCCATGATATTTGCAACTGCATCGTCTGCGGCTTTAGTGGAGCTTGGTTCTTCGGCCGAAGAGGGGGTGTATGCATCAACAATAGCCTCACCCTCAGGTCCGTCTTCAACAAGTTTGTTAACGTCTTCGCCTTCAACAGCTTGCTCTGCAAGTGCTGGTGGAAGTTTTGCTAGAGGCTCTTTCTCACGTATTGCGCGGAAGTCCTTGTCCTCTTCGTCGGTTAGTCCGTTAGTGGCTAGTTCAATATCTAGCTCATCGCCCGGCTGAGCATTCATGTCCTCTAGTTTTTGTGGCTGATCAGCTATTGACGCAGGAAGAGTATGCTTGAGATCTGGGTCAATACCCTTGCTCTTCAAGAAATCACGATCTAGCTGAATCTTGGATTCTAGCTCACCGTTTTTGGAGGCTACTTCAAGTACTGTGCTCTCTGGGATTCCTGAGCTAGCGAAGCCTTCTCCGACTAGCATGCGGATATTATTCTTCTCACCCTTGTTAACTGCAGTACCGCCGATAGCCTTACCAGTAACCTTAATGGTTTTACCGTTAGGTAGGGATACACTTGCAAACATGCCTGCACCAGTTAGTACCCAGCGGCCGTTTTTATCACGGGGCTGAAGCCTAGCTCTTGCACTCTTTGCTGCAGAAGAGTTGCCACCAACTGCGATTATGGCGTCGAAGAGATTAGGCATAGAGTTGATCCTTTATATAGTAGAAGACTACTTAAAATTTTACCTCAATAAAAACTAGCTGTCTTTAGTATGCTTCTTTTTTAAAGCTTCTAAATGAGAGACGGTGACTTCGGAAAGACCTCCACTAGCCATTAAAACCTCTAGCCTAGTGGTCGCATGCAATACCTCTATGCCGCCGGAGCCTATATCAAAAGCAGAAAGAAGTGCTTCTTTGGCAAAGTCATCCAAGTCAGGGGCACCATAGACCCACTCGAGGGAGTCCGCAATTGAAGATTCTCTTCCCGGATGTCCGGCTGGTAGAAGAATAGAATATTCTGATAAATCTTCAAGATCCTCAGAAACGCCTTCGGTTGCATACTCTACGTATGTGAATACTTCCCACAGAATCGCTAACTCAAGTTCTTCGGTGTCTCCGAGGTAGCTATATTTGTCGCAGGCTTTTCTAGCCACTTGATAGGCATCTTCTTCGCGAACTCGCCTGGAGTGCCCAAACTCACTATTAACACTTGCAACTATCTCATCTATGGATGCCGCAGAAGGGACGCAATTTGGTACTTTTTTGCCGTTCTTCTTTTTCATGCCTACTTGGACGTAGCCCTTCCAGCAAGGATCATCAGATTCTTTCTCTAAAGCTGCGGCTTCGTGAGCTGAATCCTTCATTAGCTCGCCGTCTGGCATGTAGTGATAACCTTCGGGAGCTTCTTTTTTCTCTTCTGTTTCTTCTTCTTCTATCTTATCTACCGGCGCTGCGTACTCGCCTGAAGCGTTCACTACTTTGTTTATATACTCGGACATTTAGCGGACTCCTAGGAATGCGTTGATTTGCCAGTTCCACATCTTGTGCATGTCAATACGTGCTGCAAGGAAATCCAGCAATCCTTGCTCATTGCATTTTTCTGCTTCTTCAAATGCTCCAAACAGCGAGTGCATTATCTGGTCATTTACTCTTTTAGCCGACTGAAGCATGAATGTAGGAGAAGATCCGTCTAGACGCTCTTCTTTGATGAGGGACATCTCTGCATAATCTGTCAAAAAGTAAGGAGCAGGGAATCCAGCCTTAAGGATATTCTCGCCCAGCGGGTCGATCGAACTGTCCACATCCTTATAAAGAGTTTTGAAGAACTTGTGATACTCACCAAAGTCTGGGCCTAAGACGTTCCAGTGGTAGCCATGAAAAATAAACTTGGCAGTCACAGTATCAGCTAGCAGAAGCGCTAACTTTGATACTAATTCCGTTTTTTGGTCGATATGCATATTAAGCCTCTGGTTCTGCTAGTGGTGGGACTTCTTCTGTTGTATCTTCGGTAGGAGCCTCTGCAGCTCCTGCGTCTTCAGCTGGCACGCCAGTGAGAAGCTGGTCAATCTCTGGAGGAATCTCGGCTCCGCTTTCTTCCATGGCCTTGTTTCGAATACCTGCCATAAGTTCAGGAGCAACAGCTTGAAGCATTGCCTCTGTAAGCTCGGGTGTTACTTGGCCTTTTTGTATTACTAGGCGAAGTGCAAGTTCCTTAGGGTCTGGCGCATCGGACTCAGAGAAGCCGTGAGCACGACGCCATGTGTCGTAAGATATCGCCATCTTTTCGAATCCAGAGTCTGCATCTGTAGCGCGGTCATTCCTGGTCGCTACAAGACTAGGGTCGTACCAAATGCAGACATTTTTAACTTCTGCTTCGGAATATCCATTGGCAATTAGGTATGGACGCAGGTACATAACAGTTAGTGCGTCAACGATTAGTAGCATCAGAGGCTCTATGTGAGCCTTATATAGGCTCTCATCGATTTGTAGAGCGTTAGAGTATTTAACGTTGGCAAGTCCCGTCACGATGTCTTTGGGGACGTCTAGGCCCTGCATGATGCGCTCTAGTACACGATCGGAGCGCTCAGCTAGTGCTGGGTCGAACGAACGTTCGAACTTAAACTGATGGATCTTGTCGCCAAGCTCTGCTGGGCCACGGATGATCAAAGGAACGACAGCAGACGCGGAGTCTTCGTCCTTAATCGGGGTGGTCATTGCATCGATTAGTTGATCTTCGAAGTCGTCTGCGGCCTCTTCTGGGTTAAACTGCTCGTTGAAATCTCCATCTTCGTCATATGGGTAGTCGGGGTCAGGTGATGCAGCGACCGAAAGGCCGTCTGGCAAGTAGAGAGCGCCAGCGTTTAGGCGTGAACGTGCAGTCGCACGGAAAGTCCTGTTCAACAAAAGCAATTCTGCGCAAAGGTCTAATAGACTGCGTAGTGAAGAGTCGGAATCCTGCGTGTAACGAGGGTGAGCTCGCCATATTCTCCCTACGTATGCAGATGTAGGTAGTTGAATTGTGTCATTATTGCCCTGAGCCATCACAGAAGCGCCACCACCACCAACATCGCGACGGGGGTTAATTATGTAGTTCCCTCTAGAGTCAACCTGAAGTTCGTCTGTGGAACGAATGTCCCATGTCTCCGGAAGGCCGGAGCCTTTTCGTTCCGGAATTTGAACCAGATAGCATTCTCCAGTAACTTGCAAGTTTAGAGCGGCGTCCTTTAGAAGTCCAGGCTGTCCACCGTAGGCAGAGCTTAGGCGGTCGAGCACGCGAGTTGCTGCAGCAGCTAAACGCGGGTCTACACTCTCTACAAAATCAATCGGTGAAGGTGTTTCGCTTGGATTGCTGACAGCAGCGGGGTAAAGACGAATTCTTGAAACAACGGACGCAACTAGGTTGAATGCATATTTGATTTCACCGATTGCATCGTAGTACTCCCAGGCTTCTGATTGCCACGAAGAGGCTGAGGAGTCTCTGCGAGCTTTAAAATATTGAGCTTCGGTCTTGTCGTCTAGTTTTACCTGAGCAGCGGCAGCGGTCATTGCACGTGGGGCGTTAAAAACTTGTGGCTCAGCGTAAACAATTCCAAAAGAGTCTACGGAAACTCCGGGCGCAACGCGTGTAGTGTTCCTTGGAGAGGCCGCACGTATCTTCGGGCTTTCGTTCCGTGTTCCTGCTGGTTCTTTCTTAAAAATACCCAAGATGGGCTCCCTGTCTGTTTAGCGCTCAATCCAAGCGGAGATAAGTCCGATCAAGGCGTATAAAGCCAAGACTAATGATACCACAAAGGTAAGCTGAGGTAAAATGGATGCTCCAGACACTAAAGCACCTGCTACCCAAAATCCGGTACACCAGTTACATGTAATCAGATATCCTAGTTTTGTGGTCGGGGGCCATTTGGCCCATATTTTGTTCCTAACCCCATCGGCAATAACCGACGTAGTGATTATGTGAGTGCCACCGTAGGCACCAAAAGCTAAAATCAAGAAATTAACTAAGTCGATAGTCATGTCAGTCCTTCATCGATCCGATTGTATTGTACGGGTTCCAGCCACGGAGGCGAGAACCGCATCCGCAGCCTGTATCTTTCTTAAATGCTAGCATCTTTCCGGATGATGTGACAACAAAAGAATCTTTTGTGACCTCTTTTGATGGAATAAACTCAGTATATCGCTCTCTAAAGACGATTTGTGGCCCTTCCGGAGCGTCTTTTGCGACAATAACATGATCTTCAGTGACAATGACTCTAGTTATTTCTAAATACGTTGCGCCCCCG